TTGCATCTTGGCGTGAAGTCGCCGGCCGAGGTCCATCATATTTCAGGGAAGGTCAAACCGGGGGCGCACTTAAACACAATACCACTATGCCCCAACCACCACCGGGCCGGCTTAGCTACGCCAATGTGCGTATCGCGCCACCCTTACAAAGCTCAGTTCATTGAGCGTTACGGATCAGAGGAATATCTACATGAGCAAACATCATCACTTATCGTTGAACGAAGCGACACCGGAAGACTGGGACCGAGTCTCGAAGCCGAAGCACTATGCTAGCAACAACTCGCAATACCCGGACCTCGAGTGTATCGACGCCATCAAGGCCAGCATGTCCCCGGAAGAGTTCCGCGGTTACCTGAAAGGCAACCTGATCAAGTACACATGGCGGTACAGCGAGAAGGATCGTCCAAAAGAGGATCTCGCGAAGGCGCAGGTGTATCTGGGGTGGCTGACTGCTGAGGTCACCAATGGTTAATTCACGGACAAAGGGCGCCCAGTTTGAGCGCGAGGTAGTCAACACATTCCGTGATTGGCTGGGTGATGAAGCAACCCAAGGACTGCGCCGAAACCTGACGCAGTATCAGGTAGCAGATGAGGGAGACCTGAAACTGGGGCCCTTCCTCATTGAGTGCAAGCGCTACGCCAAGGGAGACATTCATCAGACGTGGTGGTGGGAGCAAATTTTAAAAGCCGCGGGAAAAAAATATATCCCCCTCCTGATATACCGATTCGATAGACGTCCGATCCGCATGGTGTTCCCTCTACACGTTATAGGGGACTACCCGGAGAACTTCGACTACACCTGCACTGTGGGTTTGGAAGAGGGGATCATGATCATCAGGGAAAAGCTTCTTGCGGATTCCTGAGTTTAGGGCGCACCTCAAGCTCGCGGCAGAGAGGCTCGACTATCCAGCGGTCGAGGCCTACGTCCACCAGAATGTCGATCCACAGTTCCACGATTTGATGTTCCGGTCACTCTACCTCGAGCTACCCCATCATTACGCTCAACAGGATGTGGAGTCCATCAAGAAATTTCTTGATAGCCTGCCGGCCACAGAGCCTGTACCTCACTTCAACGAGATCGTGACCTATTGGACACGTCGGATATGGGCCAAGAGTCATGGCTAGACCTATTTACGAAACATCGCGTGACATCAGCGCAGAACGAGAGATAGCAGATACCATAGCGGAGAAGTACAACGCCCGCGCCATCAAAGCCAAACGACTGTACGGTCTCGATTGGTTCTTTGAGCGTGACGGTTACGTTGTGGGCATGGTCGAGATCAAGGTGAGGAACTATACCCGGGACCACTTTTCCACGTACATGATCAGTGCTGATAAGGTTGCCCGGATACGCTTGTTGACGGGCGTCACTGGCGTGCCAGCGTTTCTGTTTGTCTCGTGGAAGGATGGCATAGGCTACATCAATCTATGCGACGAGCCTGATTACAATGCGATTGGCGGGAGGCGAGACCGGGGTGATGATCAGGACATGGAGGTCATGCTCCACTACCTAATTCAGCGGTTTGTGCCGGTATAAAAAAACCCTACCGAAGTAGGGTTATCTTGAGTAGTTTGAGAGCCGGGTCTGGCATCTTTCGATAGCCGCTTGTGTCCCGGGATCGAGTCCAGTTGTAGACCCCCTCTCTCGTCATGCCTAGCAGTTCGGCTACCTGTTGCGGGGATAACTCGTGCTCATGCATTAGATCTTTAAGCACATCGTTGTTATCCATATCGACTGCCACTCCAAAACTCCGGGTAGACGATCTCAAGTGCCGGCTTGTCGTTTAGGCTGAGCAACACGGTTGAGTAGTCGAATAGAATGCAGACAGGCTCCTGAAACCGGTTGGCCATTTGTTCTGCGGCTTGCATTGCCAGCTTCGCATCATCACTGTCATTGGTGACAAACTGAAATCTCACGGGGAAATCTCACTCAGGTAATCCTCAAGCTGACGCTCGCCGTCACAATCCAGCTCAACGATTTGACCCAGCCATTCGATCCTGTCCCATTCAACCTCGAAAAAAGACACCTGTTCGACACGGCCCTCCGACTCTACGCTTTCAGTCCATCGGTGAACTACCGGGTTGATAACGTCCAGCTCTGAAACTTCTAGCTCTATGTGTGCGGTAATCATTACTGGAGCTCCCATGTGTAGCTGAGGTAATCGCTGTGGGTTTGGTCTTTGAAGCCGCACTCCCGGTGTAGCCTGACCGTATAATGTGAGTTGCGAAACATAGCTCCAGCGATGTAGGCCTCCTCAGCAAAGTAGCCGCTGGATGAACGCTTTGTCTCCGGGAAGGCGTCCTTGCAAATGTCGTGAAGGATCTCCTCCTCGTTCCCATCCCTGAATGTGTCGTCAAGCACAGCCAGATTGATTTCGAGAACCTCGAACCAAATGTCTTTTTGGTCCTCAATGTCTTCGATGTAATAGATCCAGTCATGCGGTCCGAGCCCGGACTGCTTCATGATTGTTTCGATGCTTCTCAGTCGAGGGTGTCGAGGGTCATCTATGAAATGTTTATCCCCATCCAAAACCCTGACGTCCACTTTGTCTCCAACTTTATAATTGTTCATTGATTCAGCTCCTTAGCCAGCAGGGTTTTCATTGCGATGAGGTCGGCTTTGTCGATTACCAGCTCCCCCAGCTTTCGTTCGAGTTCGGCCATGATCTTGCGCCGCTTCAGTATTTCAACGGCCATAGACCTTTGATGGTGAGGCTGAACGGTTTTGTAGCTCCCGTTCGGTGAGACAATTCTTTCCAGAACGTGGGTTGGAAGTTCATAGTGCATCTGCTTTTTTCCTCGTGTCATTGATGAACCTGACCAGCTTGGGCAAGTCTTCTACTTGAAACTCGTCGAGGGTGAACTCGACCATTAAAATTGAGGCGACTTCGTGTTCATAAAAGCCGCCGCGTAGCAGGGCCTTAGCCCTGTCGGTGATGGTGTAGCGGTAGACTGGCGCCGGCATCATTTCACCTCAGTGATAGCGAACCAGTTTTTGTTCAGGTGCATGACATTGAAGGCCTCATGAGTTGCTATCTCAGGGGATGTCCACTCCATTTTCCAGCCTTGGTTGCGGTAGTCCTGAAGCACTGTCTCAGAGTCCTCAATGTCCCATAGGTTGTATGTTTCACCTGTTAGCGGGTTGTGAGTTCTGGGTCTGACGGTCCATGTCTTTACGTCTCTCATGCGGCCTCCTTTTCGAAGTGCTGATTGACCCGGTCATAGATGCCATTGATCACTGACTCACCCTCAGGTGAGTAAAAGCAATCTGATATGCAGACGACTGGGTCAAATTCAGAGCCGTTGTTGTAGATCAGCCAGAAGCCTCCCAACCGATTCCAACTGCCATCGGCCCATTTTTCGTAGATGATCAGATAGTCCTCATCGGTTGCCGCCATGGCATCGAGTACCACGGTCATATCGAATGACTTTCTGACGACATCCTCCTCGCCATCATTGACCGTGACAGCGAGGCGCATCAGCTCCTGAGGTGCGAATATCTCCAGTAGTAAACGGGCCACGCAGGCCCGGTCAGCGAAAGGTAAGGTGTTGAGGTTCATGGTGTCTCCTTGAAAAAAAATCGGGGCGGGGAAAAGAAAACCACCACCCCATTGCCTGTTACTTGTAAGAGGGAATAGAGCGACCTTGCTGTAGCAAGCGAAGAAACTCTTTAACGGTACCGGGGAACCCCGAACCCATTTCATTGAACCGGGCTATGTCATTGAGCCACAGCTTGTCGGGGTCAAGGATGCCTTTCTGCAATGCCATGGCCTGAACCTCAGACCAGTCGGTATCGCTCTGGTAAACCGACCGACATACGCGGTCACCGATAGGTTGCTTCTTGAAGCCTGACAGCTTTACGACTTTGCTATTCATACTGTCCTCCTGTTGGACGGTAGAGTGGTGAATTCCACAGACGCCCGCTTGGGCGTTTCGGTCGGTATTCCTCCGACACTCATCAGTGTGGCTAGTACAGCGGGGCATACAGGGCCACCAGCATGATGGCGCTCAGGGTCAGCATGATAAGGACCTGCTGTTCATCGGACTGTCTCATGCCGCACCTCCCGGTAATCGTTGCCAGTGACCTGCACGTAGCGCTCAGTGGTGCCCATGTGCTGGCCTGTGAAGTCGTAGATTGGTGCGCTGAGTTGAACCACCCCAGCGTCCCGGTCGTGCCACTGGGTGCTGAAGCTGGCCATGTTCTGGCCAAAGAACCGCAGGGTGTCCGCAGAGAAAAAGTGCGGACCAAGAACGCCGGCCTGTTTGATTTGTGCGGGTGTTGGTTTTCTCATGATGATCTCCTGTTGATCAGCAGTCGGGTGGATTCCCGTGACGCCCCGAAGGACGTTTCGGCTGGTATCCCTCCAGCCATCATCAGACGGGTATTACTCGCTAACCATCAAGACTGCCGCCT